CTCTTAAACAACTTTTCAAACAACAAGGTAGGAATGAACGACGCCGATCAAATCGAAGACTACGAGCGCATCGATACATATCAACTGGTGTTTCAGATGACTCAAGCCATGGGTGGCCTGCAAAAGGGCAAGCACTCAAAGATGGCCTACATCTACGGCACCAGTCGATCACGGCTTCGCAGCATCCTCAAACGTGAGGCAAAGGCTCCAACCTTGGACACCGTGGTGTCTTGGATGAATCGTGTGTACCGCACAACTGGAATGAAAGTCGTACTGACGATCACTCCTGACCTGAAGATGCATTACAGCATCATTGGGCAGGATGCTGACCGCATCGACGGAATGATTGTCCCCCCCAAAAACAGTTTGTAGAAGGTCAATCGACCGACTACACAATCACGCCCTTTGGGGATTGATCCCCCCAAAACTTGGGCTCCTGACTGAGCCCACCGGATTTCCGGTGGTGCTCTCTCAGGAACCTGTCAGGAGTAACCATGTGGATTCAAGACGCTAAAGGCGCACGCATCGCCCAAACAGCAACAGAACTTCAATACAGCCGTGGCAACGGCACATCCATCTACCCGTGCCCTTCTTGCGGTATGTTGGAGCGCGGCTCCAATGACAAGAAGCGGGGCCCTGTAGGATTCAACCGAGCGGAGGTTGCTTGGCAATGCCATCGGTGCGGAGCCAAAGGTGACGTAGTTGACTTTGTTGCGTTCCATTTCTTTCAGCAAAAGCTGTCCAACCTTGACCGCAATCAGCAGTCAGTGGTTCGAGATTGGTTTGCCGAGCAAGGGTACTGCACTGCTTCCGGCGTGCCGTCTCACGTCCAGCCAGACCCCAGCAAGCGACCGGTGGTCACACCGATGCCAACCAAAGGGTACGTCCGGCCACCGGAGGAAGAACTGCAAAGCCTTTGGGCCGCAAGCACCACGGTCGAGACTGCGCTTGAACAGCCAGCGAACTTTGCGAACCAGTTGAGCAAGTGGATGATTGAGCGACGGTTTTCTCCAAAGCTTCTGGACACAACCGAATGCATTCGGATCCTGCCGCTGCCCAACGACTACAAGTACCCAGACTGGTTCTCTCACCAGTGGGGTGGCATCTACCGTGTTGCTGCCCCCTGCTTTGAGCCTGACGGGACTTTCGCAAGCATTCACTGCCGGAGTGTTGCATACACTCGCGGACGCCAGCCTTCGGGCTCCAAGACCCGTTGGCCCAGTGGATACGAGGCCGGTGGATTGCTGATGGCGAACTCACTCGCACAACGATTGATGCGCGGCAGCCTGAGTTCTTCGCTTGATGGCATCCTGATTTGTGAAGGCATCACCGACTTCATGCGAGCATGTGAGCAGTCACACCGTGAGTCGTTACGTCTCGCAATCGTTGCTGGTACATCTGGCAGCTACAAGTCACTTGGTAAGATGAACATCCCCACTGACCTCAAGGTTTTTATTGCAACAGACTCAGATGCTTCCGGCGATGACTACGCGGCAATCATTTGTGATCAACTCCCCAACCACACCCTTTACCGCGTACCGCTGGAGTCAAACGATGGCTGATTTGGATGAAGTCCTCGCTGCTGGACAAAGAAGACTCGCTGACCTGTTGAACCTCGCTGAAACCGAACACTGCATCAATCAGCCCAACCAACGTCCCGAAGAAGCAAGCCTGCCTGAAAACGAAACTGACGGTCGAATCACTGACCTGATGGATCAGTTTACTGACCGCAACGGCCAACCGACTGGACGATTCCGAAAGAACAAAAACAACCTGTACATCATCCTCCGCCGCGATCGTCGATGGAGGGGTCGAGTGTGGCTCAACAGTTTCACCAACACCCTTCAGCTTGATGACCGCGACTACCGGGACACCGACGATACCAGAATCGCACTCTGGGTTTCGCGAGCGTATGGGCTGGAGTACTCAGAAGCCGCAGTGAGCGCGACGACTCAACTGATTGGAGAGGAGAACAAGCGCAACCCTCTGATTGAATGGTTGGACTCCATCCACTGGGATGGAACGCCGAGGCTGGGCTCATGGATCATCGAGGCGACGGACTGTGATGACACGGAACTGAATCGGAAGATGGCAGAAAAGTGGCTGATTCAAGCCGTGGCTCGCGCTTACAAACCGGGATGCAAAGCCGACTGTGTTCTTATCTTGGCTGGTGACCAAGGAGCAGGGAAGAGCACGCTGTTTCGAACCCTGGCGACTGACCAGTACTTTGCCGACACCCCGCTCGACATCGGCTCTGCAAACTCGTACAGCCAGATTGCTCGCGCTTGGATCTATGAAGTGGCGGAGTTGGACTCTGTTCGTCGGTCAGCCAACAGTGCAACCAAGGCGTTCTTGAGTGCTCAAGAGGACAACTTCCGACCAGCATACGGTCGTCATGCAATCACGATCAAACGCCACGTTGTCTTTGCGGGTACCACCAACGAGGCCCAGTTCATCAATGACATGACGGGGTCTCGCCGGTACTGGCCCATCAAGACGAACGAAGTGAACCTGCACTGGGTTCGTGAAAACAAAGACCAGTTGTGGGCCGAGGCCATCGTTGCCTTCAAGGCAGGTGAGACTTGGTATCTCGACAAAGAGATGGACATCAAGCGGCATGACTCAAGCAAAATCTACCGACAAGATGACCCATGGATTGAGCCGATCACCAACTACCTGCTGCTTCAGCACGGATACGTAACGATGACAATGGTCATGGAAGATGGCTTGAAGATTGAAAGAGCGCGGATGAACAGAAGAGACGAAATGAGAATCTCGGAGATACTCCGAGAGCTAAGCTATGAAAAGAAAAGAGTAATGTTTACAGGCAAGAGAAAGTATGTCTGGACTAAAAGTGAAGTAATAGAGATTAAAAGTAAGGAGGCATAATGAGTAAAGCAGCATTGGGTGGAGGAGTATTCCTCGCACCCGGAAACAATCATGAAGAGCAGGCCCTGAGCCGATTCAAGATTCAAAACCCTGAATACAACGTAGCGATGGGCATGAGGAAAAGAGGCAAGTATGTCCCCATTCCTGACCCTCACATCAACGCTTGCCATCGGATTCCATTCGATCATCCTTGGGGTGGAGGCTTGGCGGTTCCGAGAAAAGCGGCCTCTCAAATGAACCTTGGTCAAATGGTTGATGTCAGGACCATGCCAGAGGCAGAGCCTTTGCAGTTGAACTCAGGCTTTTCGTTGCGCGACTACCAAGAAAAAGCACTGACCGAATGGTGCAACAACTCAGGTGAAGGTGTCGTCATAGCCCCTTGCGGTGCCGGTAAAACAGCAATCGGGGTGACTGCAATGACTCGGTACAACACAAAAGCATTGGTGCTCGTACACACCAACGACCTTGCAGTACAGTGGATGAACCGCATTGAAACGATGCTCAACTCGAAGGCAACTCAATATGGCGCGGGCAAGAAAGACGACTCTGGACGGATTGTCGTTGCGACTTTCCAGACACTTGAACGCATGTCGTTCACCGATCGATACGAGTTCGGACGACAGTTTGGACTCTGCATTGTTGACGAAGCACATCACGTCCCAGCCCACACCTTCTGTTCAGTCATGTTCTGCATGCCAGCACGACACCGACTTGGACTGACTGCTACTCCAGATCGACCAGATGGACTCACTTCCATTTTGTGGTGGCACTTTGGGCAGCCGGTGTTTGAAATAACCAACGAGCAGTTGGCCATCTCTGGACATGTCGTACCACCCCGAATCGAGTGGTTTTTTACTCATTACATCGGGCCTAAAAATAGAGTTGACTGGTCAAAGCTCATCACTAAAATGACGAATGACATGCAACGAAACTCGGTTATTGTCGATCGTATTCTTGATGCGTGCAAGGAAGGCCGTCAAATCTTGGTGCTTTCCGATCGAGTGGATCACTGCATTTGGATGGCTGATGCGCTCAAATCACATCAAATAGTTGCCGAACCATTGGTCGGTCGAATGACGAAGAAACAACGAGAAGAGGTATTGACCCGTGCGAATGATCGACAGATTCAAGTCCTATGTGCCACAACGGTCGCAGATGAAGGTCTCGATCTTCCGTCACTCGACACTGTTGTGCTCACGACTCCGACAAAAGCTCTCGGTCGAGTACAGCAACGCATCGGCAGGGTCATGCGGCCCCACCCGCAGAAAAAAAATCCGATTGTTATCGATTGCGTTGATGATGACGGAGCAATGCATGGACTCGCTCGCAAGCGACAAAAAGTCTACACAAAAATCGGGTGCTCGTGAAATGATTGACGTACTCAAACGCCTGCCGAATGGCTGGTCAATGATTGAAACAAAGAATGGATTTGCGATTCACGATGACGATGACGAGTTTGTTTGCGAAGCCGGAAGCTCCTCGGAACTAAATCGAATGCTCCTCAACGAGTTTGAACTCGCTCAGATGTTCGCGAGCATGATGTACGTGCTCAAAACTTCTGAACCAGCAGAAGCGTAAATCACCTGCGAGAAAGCCCAACCCAATCTCGAACCGTCACCTGTTTCTTGGTGAAGTCTTCCACGGCCAAAGCAAGGCGCAGGGACGGTATCGACCTGCCTGATTCCAAGTCACGCAAGTACGGAACAGAGATGCTCAGCCCATTCTGCATGAGTGTTTCGTTGATCCACTTGCAGAACCCAAATCGGCTGTTGAATGAGGGTTGAGTCTCTCGATACGATCGAATGTCCATAAATAAATCCAGTCAGAAAATGTCCGCTTTGAGTGATGTTATATGCATCACACTGTGATACCCTACAGTCAAACACAGGAAAAAACCAATCATGAACGAAAATCTACCGACCATTGGCAGCAGCAGCATCGGAGCAATCTTGGGATTGTCTCCATGGAGTAGCCCTTGGGATGTATGGGCGAGAGCCCACGGCCTGAGCGGAAGCTCATCTTCAGCGGCAACGCAAAGAGGCCACATCCTCGAACCGGCAATCGGAGCGCACTACGCCCACCTGAACAACGTTGAAATCAAAAAAGGACCAGAGTACGAGGCCAAGCCAATCATTGGACCAGAGCCATGGATGCATGCTCGACCCGACTTCTTCGTCAAGTCTGATTCTGGGAAGTGGTTGCTGGAGATTAAGTCCACTCGAAAGTTCGATTACAGGTGGGGTCTCGCCGGCACAAACAATGTCCCGCCCTACTATGCGGCTCAATGCGTTTGGCAGATGGCAGTCACTGACGATGATCGATGCGACCTTGCTGCGTTCGCCACCATGTCAGACGAATACCGATCGTTCAACATTTACCGAGATGCAGACGTAGAGTCGAAAATCTTGGACTACGTTCGAGATTGGTACGACAAGCACATTCGTGGAGGCAAGCCTCCTGAGATTGACGGATCGACTGCGTGTTCAAAGTCTCTGGCAAAGCTTTTTGAGCAGGAATCCAAAACGTTCATTGAACCGTCAGAGGACCAACTCCAGTTGGCAGAAGACTTAAAGCAAACCAGATCCTTGTTGGCCGACCTCGAAAAACAAAAGAAAGAGTTTGAAAATCAAATCAAAGAACAAATCGGTACCGCGTATGGAATCTCCGGTGTCGCAACATGGTCTCAGAGCAAACCCAGGACTCGTTTCGATCGTTCATCGTTCGAGTCTGATCACCCCGAACTCGCCAAAAAATATTTGATTGAAGGCGACCCAACACGAACATTCAGGTTCAACTACACAGGACAAACCAAATGAGCAACGCACTACATCCAGCACATCAATTCAGAAACGTTGTGGAGTCGAAAGCATCCGACTTCCTTCAAGCCATGGCAGGCACAGAAGAAGGCGCGAAAGCCGCAGGTCGAGTTGCCTTGGCCTTCAGGCAAGCAGCACAAACCAACGATCGCTTGTATAGCTGTGACCCAGTATCAGTGGCGCAAGCCGTGGCCTTGTCTGCAATGACTGGCCTTATGCCTGGTGGTCCGCTCCCAGATGTGTACCTTCTGCCAAGGGGAAAAACTCTTCAGTGGCAGGTGTCTCACCGGGGGTTTTCAAAGCTGGCCGCACGAAACGGAGTTCGACTCAGGACCAAGGCCGTGTTTGAAAGCGATACATTTCATGTAATCGAGGGAACTGAGCCAAGCCTGGAACACGTACCAGACCTCAGCGCACAGCAGTCTTGGGACACACTTACTGCGGTCTACGTTGTTGCTCACTACAAAGATGGAACAAAAGACTTTGTGGTCATTCGCAAGGCTGACATCGAGAAGCGTCGAGCCAACTCCGACGCATACAAGAGAAACAAGAATCAATCTCCGTGGGGTCAGTGGCCAATCGAAATGGCGTTGAAGACCGGACTTCGGTACGCTTTTGCTCGCGGCATCGTAGCTATGGACGATACTACATCGAGTGCGTATGATCATGATGGCAAACAGGATGCGCCGGCTGAAGACTTGAACGTTGTTAAAATGGACGATGTTCCCGAAATGAACTCCATGAACCTTTTGACTGAACAACTCGATGAGCTTGTAGAGGTTAAGGAAAAAGAAGAATCACTTCTTCAAGATTAGGACAACCGAATGGCTCGTGACTACAAAAAGGAATACCGGGAATACCACAGCAAACCGGATCAAAAAAAGAGACGAGCCGGACGGAACAGGGCTCGTCGAATCATGTCAATGTTGAAACGAGTCAAAAAAGGTGATGGTAAAGACGTTCACCACAAAGATGGAAATCCAGAAAACAATTCAAAGAAAAATCTGAGAGTTGAAAGTAAAAAAACAAATCGTTCAAGAAAGTAAAGGAGAACGTAATGAGCCTTTTTGAAGAATCCAAACAAGCAAAAAATCCATTTGGAGAACGGGCACGGCCATCGTCTGACGATGACAAGAGCCCAATGATCAACCAGACATCGGTTCTGTTGCGTGTAGTCAATGAAGTCATTGGTGAACAACAGTTGCCCAAATCCAAAAGTTCAAGCTTTTCGGATTACCGAACACGGTTGGCAGACACCTCGTGGCCGCTTCACAACCTTCAAGGCAATCTGACTGAGCCCACATGGGCCAACATGATCAACGCAACAATCGCTGGAATGATCAAGACAATCCGCAACAGTCAGCCAAATGGCGAGTGGATGGTCATGGACTTTGAGACAAAGATTGACCATGACTCTTCGAAGATTGAACGACTTTTCATCGTCGTAAAGTTTGTCGATGCTGACAACAATGAAGATCTTCAATACCGGAATGGTGCCCCAGTTCAAACAACTGTGAACGTACAAACCAATCCGATTCCACAAGAAGTCATTGATGCATTGACAAGCCGTAAGACGGACGACTCACACTTGGCTGGAATGATTGAGTCTCTGGTTAATGCACTTGTTGAAAAGTCATCGGCCTCTGCAACAATCGCGACCGAATCAGTGGCATCGAAAGAGCCTGATCCTGAACCTGTTGTGTTCAACGACTAAAGACGATGCCGCTGTACCAATACGTATGTGAAGACTGCGGCGCAAAGAAAGAAGTGCTGCAAGCATTTGGGGATCCGAGCCCCAGTTGCTTGCAGTGCCTTTCTGAGATGACCCGTAAGATCTGTGCGACCAACTTCAGCCTGAAAGGTGCTGGTTGGGCGAAAGACAACTACGGGTTGAAGAACACAAAAAGCGAGAAGTGATCACCGCATGGCGTCGATCTTGAGCTTCAGTATTTCATTTTCCCGCTTGACGTAGTCCACTTCGACTTTGAGTCCTGCGACTTCAGTCATCAAATCGATGATCTGTTGTAGGTGCTCGTCACGCTCTTCTTCGAGCTTCTCGACTCTCTTGATGAGGTCATCACGGTAGAGGGCCTGTTCGGCCTTTTCTTCCTTCTGAACCTCTCTCTTCTGCTTGAGAATGAACTCATAAAACTTGAACGCACCAGCACTGACAGCGCCTGTAACGACGGCGACAAGTGCAGCAGTGGCAGTTGGTTTATCCACGGAGATCCTTATGCATTATTTCCACACGCATTTTAACGTAAATCCAAACCCACAAGGTAAAGTAGACGCCCGT